CCTTCGAAGAACCGATCGGGGATAGCGTGACTTTTTTAAGGAGGTGAGGACATGGCGAAAACGCGCACGACTTACGACGATCTGCTGAAAATGGCGAAGAATTACGGAGTCGACCAGAACGCTTTGTTCCTTGCCGCTGCGAAACAGTACGACCTGCAGCAGAAAGTGATCGAGATGCTGAAGGAAGGCATCGAAGAAGGCGACCTGACGACGCAGAAGACTTACCTGAAGGGCGAGAAGAACGATTACGCGGCGCCGCTGGTGAAGGAACTGCCGAAACATTCGGATGCGGCGAACCGGACGGCCGGGATTATCCTGGACATCGTCACAAAGCTCGGCAAACCGCCGGCGGAGGACAACAGTCTGGAGCTGGATCTGGATGAAATCTAAAAACTACATCCTGATCTACTACCAGCAGATCAAGGACGGATCCGTCACTGTCGGGCGATGGATCGAGAAGTGGTACGAGTTCATCGTGCACGGCCTGGAGGAAAAGCGGTTCTTCTTCGACCAGAAGAAGGCCGCCCGGGCGATCGCTTTCATCCAGCAATACTGCCGGCACCATGAGGGGCCGCTGGCCCCGCAGCTGATCCAGCTGGAAGTGTGGCAGAAAGCGCTGGTCTCCGTGATCTTCGGGGTGGTGGACAAAGACGGTCTCCGCCAGTTCCGCGAGGCACTGGTGGTCTGCGGCAGGAAGAACGGGAAAACGCTGCTTGACGCCGCCATCAGTGCCTACATGATGTTCGCTGACGGCGAATACGGAGCCAGGGCGTTTTTCGTAGCTTCCCGATTAGACCAGGCAAGGCTGGCCTTCGAGGCGTTTTTCCAGATGATCTCGAAGGAACCGAAACTTGCGGCTAAAGCCAAGAAGCGCCGGACGGATATCTACATCGCAGAAAGCAACTCCTCAGCCATGCCGGTGGCCTTCAGCGAGCGGAAGACGGACGGTCTGAACCCGTCGTTCGTTTCCCTGGACGAGCTTGCCTCCTGGCGAGGGGACGCGGGCCTTAAACAGTATGAGGTGTTCAAAAGCGCACTTGGCGCACGGTCTCAGCCGCTGATGTTTGGGATCACCACGGCAGGCTATGAGAACGACGGCATTTATGACGAACTGATCAAGAGATCTACTGCGGTACTGAACGGAACGAGCAAGGAAACAAGGCTCGCTCCGTTTTTGTATATCATCGACGACCCGGAGAAGTGGAACGACATCGAGGAGCTGAAAAAGGCAAACCCGAACCTCGGCGTCTCCACCAGTGTGGACTACATGCTGGAGGAGATCCGGATCGCGGAGGGATCCATCAGCAAAGCGATTGAGTTCAGGGTCAAATACTGCTGCATCAAACAGGCATCAAGCATGTCCTGGTTGACGGCTCAGGACATCCGGAAGTGTTTCGGACACGAGATGACGCTGGAGCAGCTGCGGCACTCTTATGCACTTGGCGGAATCGATCTGTCGCTGGCGGTCGACCTTACGGCGGCCGTGATTGTGGTCGAGAAGGACGGCATCAGCTGGTTCGATGTGATGTTCTTCATGCCGGAGAACAAGGTCGATGAAGCGACAGCCCGGGACGGACTTCCCTACCGGATATACAAGGAGCGTGGACTGCTGACGGTTTGCGGTGAGAACACGGTGGACTACAGGCAGGTGCATGAGTGGTTCCGGATGCTGGAGCGCGATTACGAGATCCTGCCGCTGAAGGTCGGCTATGACCGGTACTCTGCGGCCTACCTGGTGCAGGACATGGAAGCGGATGGTTTCTCCATGGAGAGCGTCAGCCAGGGAAGCAATTTGACGGGCGTGTTGATCGACATGGAGGGCATGATCAAGGACGGGCGGCTGCGGTGCATCGGGGACAACGATCTGATGAAGGTGCACCTTTTGGATGCGGCGCTCAAGTTCGAGGAAGGAACGAACCGGCGGCGCCTGATCAAACTTAACCAGAAGGCCCATATCGACGGCGTGGCGGCACTGAGCGACGCCATCTGCATGAGACACAACTATTACGAAGAGCTGGCTTCCCAGCTGAGCAACAAGAGGTGAAGACGATGGGACTGTTTGAGGCGCTGTTCGGACGGAAGAAGGCAGACCCGGCAGGGTCCACCTTCCAGACTCTGACGGCGTACCAGCCGGTTTTCCGGTCCTGGGGCGGCCAGATCTATGAGAGCGAACTGGTGCGGGCGGCAGTGGACGCGAAGGCCAGGCACGCGGCGAAACTGCAGTACAGCATGACCGGGACGGCCCGGATGAAACTGTACACGGCGACCAAATCGGCGCCGAACCCGTGGATGACATGGAGCCAGTTCCTGGAACGCTGCAGCAACATCTACGAGGTGCAGAACAACCTGTTCATCGTGCCGCTGCTGGACAGCATGGGCGAGGTCAGCGGGTATTACCCGGTGCTTCCGAGTGAGTGCGAAGTGGTGGACGTGGGCGGGGAGCCCTGGCTGAAGTTCACGTTCGTCCGGGGGCAGAAGAAGAGCCTGCCGCTGAGCCGGATCGGGCTGGTGGTCAAGCATCAGCTGAAGGACGACTTCTTCGGCGAAAAGAACAGCGCGCTGAACGGGACGATGGAACTGGTGAACATGGTGAACCAGGGCATCGCGGAGGGCGTGAAGAACAGCGCGACCTTCCGGTTCATGGCGCAGCTGACGTCCAAGCAGTTCGACGAGGACCTGCGGAAAGAGCGGGAGCGGTTTGACCGGAACAACTTCCAGCAGGGATCAGGCGGTCTGCTGCTGTTCGGGAACCAGTTCGCGAACATCCAGCAGATCAAGCAGGAGGGCTATAAGGTCGACCCGGACCAGATGAAGCTGATCCAGACGTCGGTCATGAACTACTTCGGTGTGAGCGAGGAGATCCTGCAGAACAAGGCCACCGGCGACCAGATGGACAGCTTCTTCAACGGCTGTCTGGAAACGTTCGCCATCAAGATGTCGGACGCCATGACGCGGATGGTCTTCACACAGCGGGAGATCAACGGCGGGAACGCCATCCGGTTCACGGCCAACCGCCTGCAGTACATGAGCGTCGGATCCAAGATCGCGATGGCCCAGCAGTTGGGCGATCGCGGGATCCTGACCATCGACGAGATCCGGGAGCTGTTCAACTATGATCCGCTGCCGGACGGAACCGGGACCCACGTCCCGATCCGCGGCGAGTATTACTTCGCAGACGAGGGCAGGGATCCGGAGCCGGAGGACGAGGATCCGGACGATGAAGAACCGGACGAGCCGGACACGGAGCCGGACGAGGGCGAGGAGGATGAAGATGAATAAGGAAACACGGGCTTTTAACTTTGAGATCCGGGCGGAGCAGAATGAGCAGCACGGGACCTTCATCACAGGCACGCCGATCGTGTTCGACCAGGATACCGACCTGGGATGGTACCAGGAGCGGATCGACCACCAGGCGCTTGCCGGCACGGACCTGAAGGATGTGCGGTTCCTGGTGGGGCACAACACGAGCATGATCCCGCTGGCCAGGAGCCGGAACAACAACGAGAACAGCACCATGCAGATGACGGTCACCGACCGCGGCATGGAGATCCGCGTGGACCTCGACACGGAGAACAACGCGGAGGCGAGGGCGCTTTATTCCGCCGTCCAGCGTGGCGACATGAGCGGCATGAGCTTCATGTTCACGGTGGACACGGATAAGGATATCTGGGAAGACACGGACACGGACTACCCGAAGCGGACGATCATGAGCATCCGCAAAGTATTCGAGGTTTCCGCGGTGGCCTTCCCGGCCTATGAAGGCACGAGCATCCAGGCAGCTTCCGAGGGCGAGACGCTGGATAGCGCCAAAGCCTCGCTGGAGAGCGCGAGGAAGCGGCTGGCGGAGGAACGGGCCGAAGCAGCTGAACAGGAACGCCGGACGGCGCTGCTGGAGAGGCTTGCAAAACTGACGGAAGGAGGCAAAGAAGAATGAACTTTGCCGAACTCAACGCCGAGCAGCTGGAAGCCAGACTGGCGGAGCTGACGGAAGAAACCAGCGAAGAGAAGCGGGACGCGCTGGACAATGACGCGCTGGAGGAACGCATCAGCGAGATGGAATCCCTCCGCGCGGAGATCGATGCCCGCAAGGCGGCCGCTGCCGAGATGGAGCAGAAGGCCGAGGAAGTGGCCCGGATGACGGGCGAACCGATTATCGAAAGTGAGGTCAAGAACATGTACGACGTAAAGACTCCCGAATACCGCGACCTGTGGCTGCGGAACCTGCAGGGCAACCTGAACGAGGAAGAAAAGCGCGCCTACACCTCCGGCACCACCAACGCGGTGCCCACCCTGGTGAGCGACAAGTTCTTCGAGAAGATGAAGAAGCTGGCCCCGATGCTCAGCGAGATCACCCTGCTGCGCGTTGCCGGCGCGATCAAGTTCGTCGCGGAAGGCACCCGCAACACCGCGGACGCGAAGCACACCGAGAACAGCGTGAACAGCCCCGCTGCGGACACCACCGTGAGCGTCTCCCTGAACGGCTACGAGTTCCTGAAGATCATCCAGATCTCCCGGACCGCGAAGCTGATGTCCATTGACGCCTTCGAGGACTGGCTGGTCAACATGCTCGCCGGCGATATCGCCCGCAGCATCGACGACTACATCATTAACGACGAGACCAACGGCATCGCCGCGATCACCTGGACCACCTACAACCAGATTGTGGAGAAGACCTACACCTACGGCAAGGTCTGCGACCTGATCGCGCTGCTGCCCGCGGCCTATGACGCGGAAGCGAAGTTCCTGGTAAACAAGAAGACCCTGTACGGCGTCGTGGCCAAGATCACCGACAGCAATGGCAGCCCCATCTTCGTGCCCGACACCGTTTCCGGCATCGGCGGCCGCCTGATGGGCTACCCGGTGGTTGTGGACGACTATGTCGCCGGCGCCAACCAGAGCCTGTATCTGGGCAAGTTCACCGACGTGGTGGGCAACCTGAGCGAGGACATCCATGTGGACGCCGACGAGTCCGCGGGCTTCCAGAGCAACAGCATCATGTACCGCGGCGTGGCGGTCTTTGACTCCAAGCCGGCGAAGGATGACGCCATTGTCCGTCTGGTCAGCACCACGGCCTGACACTGATCCTGAGGCGACGGTCTGAGGATATGCCGCAGCGGGCTTTGATCCTTTCCCCGCTGCGGCGCTTTTTGTGAAAGGGTCGGAAAGGATCGGAAGATGAAAACGATGATTGCAGTCCCCTGCCTGGACACCCTGCAGGTGGAATTTGTGGAAAGCCTGATCAAAATGAAGCAGGTGGGCCAGACCCGTGTGCAGTTCCTGCCCGGGTCGTTGGTCTACAAGAGCCGGAACGACCTGGCGCTGATGGCCATGGCCGAGAAGGCGGACTTCATCCTGTGGATCGACAGCGACATGGTCTTCAGCCCGGATCTGATGGTCGACCTGATGGCCGACATGGAAGGCCGGGACATGGTGGCCGGGATCTGCCACATGCGGCGACCGCCATTCACGCCGGTGCTTTATGAGAAGCTCAGGCAGGGCCTCACCGCTGCGGAGAACGAGAACAAAAAACTGATCGACTACCCGAAGGACGGGCCCTTCAAGGTGGAGGCGTGCGGCTTCGGCTGCGTGATGATGCGGACGTCGGTGGTGCAGGCCGTCGCGGATCGCTACCACGAGCTGTTCATGCCGCTGCCGGGCTACGGAGAGGACCTGAGCTTCTGTATCCGTGCCCGCGGATGCGGGACGCAGATCTGGGCGGACCCAAAGATCCAGGTGGGACACAAGGCGAGCACCATCGTGACGGACAAAACTTTCGAGGCGTACCGGCAAAAGGGCGCCATCGACTGAACGGAGGGAACACCATGCTAAAAGAGTGCAAGCTGGCGCTGCGGATCACGGCGGACGCTTATGACGGAGAGCTTTGCTCCCTGATGGACGCGGCAGCGCATGATCTGGCGATCGCCGGGGTGACACTGCCTGGCACGGTGTCCTTCACGGTGACGCAAAGCGGGATCCAGGACACGAGCACGCTGACCGACAGTTTGTGCATGCGGGCGGTCTTCACGTATGTGCGGATGCACTTCGGGAGCCCGAACGATTACGAACGGCTGAAGGAAAGCTACAACGTCCAGAAGACGCAGCTGATGCACGCGACCGGCTACACCGATTTCGGAGATGCGGAGAGTGATGCTGAATGATGCGGGCGGATGTGATCACGCTGATCAGCGAGAACCGGACGGGGCACGGGGTGCACGAGGCCGTGACGGAAACCGAGCGGACCGTGATGTGCACCGTGGAGAGCGTCCGGAGAACGGAATACTATGACGCACTGAACGCCGGCTTCCGGCCGGAGTACGTGTTCAAGCTGGCGCTGGCCGACGACTACCAGGACGAGCGGCTCGTGAAATTCCGCGGGCAGAAGTTCCGGGTGGTGAGGACGTACCTGACGGAGGATGACGGCATCGAGATCACGGTGGAAAGGAGCGACGAACGTGGCACGGACGAGGACGACAGCCCGGACGACAACGACAACGGTAACGCATGACGCGGTGGACGAACTGATCGCGAAGCTGAACGAGCTGGAGGGGATCGAGTTCGCGAAGGACGCATGGGTGAACAAGGCGCCGGACGTTTACGGCGTGGTGGAGCTCAGCGGGACCGCGCGGCAGCTGTGGGCGGACGGCCACCTGACGGACAGCGCCTGGAACGTGATCGTGACGGCCTATGTCCAGGACGACAGCAGCGAGTGGCCCGGGCGGATCCAGCAGAAGCTGGAGGCGCTCGAGGACGCCGGCATGGTCGACCTGACGCACACGAATAACCGCGAGTTCGACTTTGCTACCGGCAAGGTCCGCTGGCAGTGGATCGTGATGATGTTCGGCCCGCTGACCTGGACGGAAACCGTGACAGTGCCTGCCGGGGAGTGATGACAGTGGCGCAGTTCATTGTTGAGGATTTCCACAAAAACACCCTGGACTCGCTGGATCCGGAAACGGTCCGGCAGATCCGGAGAAAAGTGCTGTTTGCCGGTGCGAAGGTCATCGAGAAGGAGACGCAAACCTACATCTATGACGAGCACCGTATGAGCGGAGACATGAGCCGCAGCGTCAAGCAGTCTGACATCCATGAGGATATTGACGGCATCTGGGTGGAGATTTACCCCCAGGGAAGTGACAGACGCGGCGTCAGCAATGAAATGAAAAACAAGATCATCATCATCGGCTATAACAGCAGGGCGAGCGGGAAAAGTACACGGATCAAGGATCCATACGTCAAGAAACTGCGCGACCGTGTCGAGCCTCGTGTCTTGGCGGTCATGGAGTACCAGTTCAACCTGTGCATGGAAGAACTTAACAGATGAACGGAGGATAACACAATGGCGAAAATCGGGCTTAAATGTCTGACCTATGCCCCGTACACCAGCGGCGGCGATGGCAGCTCGATCAGCTACGGCACGGGCGTGCAGCTGACCGATTACATGATCAGGGCCGACGTCAGCGAGGAACGCCAGGACGCGAAGTTCTACGCGGACGATCACAAGATCGACTCCGAGAACAGCATGACCGGCGCAACGCTGAGCCTGGAGCTGGCGAACCTGAACAATTCGCTGGAAGAAGCTTTCCTCGGCTATGTGGCTGAGAGCTCCGCCAGCGGAGCGGACCTGCTCGTTACGGATGCGGCTGCCGGCTTTGTCGGCTGCGGTTTCTACCGGAAAGAGCGGTTCAAGGGGACCGTCACCTACAAGTGCTACTGGTTCTACAAGGTCCAGTTCTCGAAGGACAGCGACTCCACCAATACCAAGGGCGAGAACGTTGACTTCCAGACTGAGACGCTGACCGGCGACGCCATGGGCGTGGTGCTGACCAGCGGCGGACCGACCATCTACTACGCCACCAACCGCAAGGACACCGAGTCCAACGCGGTCGCCTGGCTGAAGACCAAGGCCGGCATCACCTGATGACGGAACGGGACGGAGGGATTCCCTCCGCCCCGGCTTTTTTGAAAGGAGAAAGGATCATGGCAAGCTTTACAATCAAAGGGAAAACCTATCCGCTTAAATTTGACATGTACGCGATGGAACAGATCGAGGAAGAGTTCGGCGGCGTGCGGGAAATGTATGAGGCCATGCGCGGCGAAAACGGGAAGAGCGTTGCGAAGGCCATGAAGAGCATTTTCCGGATCCTGGCGAACAGCGCACGGAACGAGATGGACCTGCCTGAAAACATCACCGGGGACGAGGTGGCGCACTGCAACATCCACCAGCTGAGCGGAGCGATTGCGGAGGCGATCACGGCAGGCATGAAAAGCGAAACCACGGGCGGCAATGAGGCCGACGACCAGGTGCATGACGAATACCTGGAGGAGCTTGAAGCAAAAAACTGACTGACCGGCGGGAGACGCGTGTCCGGGAATATTACGGGTACGCCCTCATCGCCGGGATCAGCGTGAAGGACGCCAGGCGGATGACGCCCGGCTTTATAAAAGACATGTACACCATCCGGGCGAAACACGACGTCCGGGTGAACGGCGGAAAGATCGCCGAGAGGGCTTTCGGGGTGAGGTGAGAGACGGTTGGCCGGTGATATCAAACAGAAGATCGTCCTTGAAGGGGAAAAACAGTACAACGCCGCGCTGAAGGAAGCACAGCGGAACCTGAAAACCCTGAGGAGCGAGCTGAAGGCCGAGACAGCGGAGCTGGGCAACAACGCAACCGCCCAGCAGAAAAATGAGGTCAGGGCCAAGAACCTGCAGAAGCAGATCAAAGAGCAGGAACAGATCGTCAAAACCTATAAGGCGGCCCTGGAGGAGGTCCGGAAGAACTACGGCGACAACGATGAAGCTGTTGCCAAGTGGGAGCAGAAACTGAACGAGGCCAGGGCGACCCTGGCGAACATGCAGAACAGCCTGGAGGACGTCGGCACCGCGTTCAAGGACGTGGACAAGGACGCAAACCTGGGCGTGGTGGCCACAAAGAGCTTTGCCGACAGCCTGAAGGCCGTGGGCGACGCCGCCGGCGGGATTGCTGACAGCCTGGAGCAGGCTTTCCAGAATGTGCTGGGCGTGATCCAGAACATTGTGAGCGACCTGTGGGGCCAGGTGATGGACATCGCCTCGAAGGCCAACAACTGGACGGACCTGGCGGACATGTTCGGCACCAGCGCGACGGAGATCCAGAAGTGGGATCGTGCCCTGAGCGCCGCCGGCAAGGACTTCAACCTGCTGGGCAGCATGATGACCACCCTGGCAAAAGGCAAGGGTGACAAAACCATCACCGAATGGCTAGGGATTTCTGACGTCAACTATAACGACGAGTTGGCGTACACGATGGTCGTCCTGCAGAAAATGAAAGAGCTCTGGGACGATCCGAACATTAACCGATCCGAGTGGAACAAACGCGCCTCTGAAATTTTTAAAGGCGGCGCAAACGACGTTCGCTGGCTGATGGCGAATTGGGACGTCGTGATGGGAAACACGGAACGGTTTGACGTCGAAAACGGCGGCCTTGGCCTGGATGCTGAAGACATCAAGACCATGAACCAACTGGCGCTGGACGCGCAGACACTGAGCGAAACCTGGACGGCATTCAAGGAAAGCTTTCTTGCCGGTGCGGTCGGGCAACTGAGCCTGGACCTGGTCGGAAATGTTCAGGGCATGCTGGATGCGTTTATCGCCTTCATGAACGGAGACGACAGCGCTCTGGATGACCTGGAGAATAACATGGAGGAGTTCTTCACCAGGCTCGGCGAGGCCATCGGGAGAGCGGCGGAGGCACTGGACGCGACCGGCGAGCGCCTGCAGGGAAGCGACAACGGATATGTGCGGCTGATCGGCGATGCGCTGAGGGCTTTGAGCGACGTGCTTGAGTGGTTTGCGGACAGCGGAAACGTGGACAAGGTGGTCAAGGGTTTCGAGGCACTGGCGGCTGTGTGGCTGACCGGAAAAGGAGCCCAGATGATCGCAAAGATCGCGAGCCTGGTGGCCAATATCAAACTGATCAAGGGATTCGGCATCGGCGGTGAGGCGCTGAGTGCCGGGGCGAGCGGAGCGACATCCGGAGTCTCTGGAGCTACAAGCGGCGGAGTTGGCGCGTGGCTTGGTGGGAAAGCGGCGGCGCTGTTCGGTGCCGGGTCTTCTTTTTCCATGATGGGCGGCCTGAGCACCTTCGGACCGCTGGCGGCGTTCGCCGTGCTGGGGAAAGTAGGCTGGGACCTGGTCCAGGCAAACCTGAAGGACGCGGATTTGAATCAGATTTACGGCACCGGCGGGAACGAGAACAACGTGATCGACACGATGTCCGACAAAAGCTGGTTCCGGATGTGGGAATACTGGCAGGCCTACCGGGACAACTACGGATCCGAGGAAGCCATGCAGGCCCGCGATGAACTGTATGCCCAGCTGGAAGCGGACGGATACAAGCTGACGGAGGACGCCGTGTCCCTGATGGAGGGCATGTTCGACAACTGGCTGAACGGGAACGACTCCGGCGGCCTGGTGGAGCAGGTGCTGCAGAGGCATCCGGAGTTCTTCGACTCCGAAGGCTGGAACCCGACCGGCTACGGCCAGGGAGGCGCGAACATTACCAGCGCGGACCTGGAGCGGTTCAACAGCGTGCCGGGCCTGATGCAGCAGGCTGTCCGCGCTGGCGTCAGCGGGATCTCCGTGACCATGGACGGCCAGAAGGTCGGCCAGCTGGTGGCGCCCTACGTCAGCCAGAGCATTTCCTATAACATTATCGAATGATAAGCAGGTGGTGATCAGATGCAGCTTGTGAGGCGGGTGGCGCTTGGAGGCGTCCAGCTGGACGAGGTGGATGAGCGGATCGTGATCCGGGCTGTGGAGCCGGCTGAAGGCAAAGGGACGATCAGCACCGTCAGCAGCGCGGCCGGAAACGGCCAGCGAATCACCGGATCCAGAAGGGATACGACGGAGATCAAGGTGACGTTCGCGATCCTGGAGCACGGCATCACAGAGGAAGGCATGCAGGCCCGGGCGGAAGTGCTGGAAGCGGCCAACGCCTGGGCGGCCGCCGCGTCCAGGGAAAACGGCGGGGCATGGTTGACGGTTGGTTACAAACCAAACCGCAGGCTGCGCGTGGTCCTGGAGCAGGCCCCCGGAGAGGGCGGCATGCGGGATTATACCAAAGAGTTTTCCGTGACATTTAAAGCATACGAGATCCCCTATTGGGAGGAAGAAAGCGCAAACTCGACCGTGATCGGCGGAAGCGTGAGCTCGAAGACGGGCAGCATTGAGATCGGCGGGAGCGCCCCGGCCCAGCTGAACGTGCAGCTGGACAACAAGAGCGGCGCCCTGATCAATACCGCCACGGTATCCGTCGGCGGGAAGAGCATCGCGTTCACGGACCTGGCGCTGGCGGCCCGGGAAAGCCTGTTCATTGACCATACGGACCGGGGCCTGATCCGCATGCGGATCCGGAACACAAGCGGCAGCTACCGGAGCGTGATGGCTAAGCGGACGGCGACCAGCGCGGACGACCTGGTGGTTACGCCGGGGGTGAAAAGCATCAGCTACAGCGCGCAGCGCGCCTGTGAAATGACAGTGACATGGAGGGCGAGGTTCCTGTGATTGCGCTTCTGAATCCGCACAGCCTGACGGTGAAGAACAGGTTCATGCCGGAGACCATGAGCCTGCAGCTGAGCGAGCGCCAGAGCACGGCCACGGTCACGGTTGGGCCGGAGGCGCCGGTGATCAGTGTGAGCGACTGGCTGAGGGACGAGTCGGCTCCTGGGAATGGCATCGTCTGGCGGGTTAAAACCGTGGAGCAGCAGTATGACACGAACACCCGGACGATCCAGCTGGAGCACCTGATCAATACGCTGCGGGATGTGCTGATGTTCGGCGAGGTGCAGCCGAAGGACATTGCCGGGAGCAACGTGACCACGGTGGCGGCGTCCACGACGGTGCGGTTCATCCTGGGCAAGCAGAGCGACTGGACGCTGGGCACGTTTGGGTACAGCGTCAGCAATCCGTATAACTTTAACGGGGACTCGCTATTTGACGCACTGACGACGGTCAGCAGCAGCCTGGACGACAGTC